TTTCTAAGGAAGAACAGGATCGTGTAAAGCTTCAACTCGCTTTGCTTACAGGTAATACCTCAGAAGCAGACAGACTATCCCAGAAGCTAGCCATGTCTATCGATGCTACTGGAGCACTAGCTAAGTCGCTAAAGGATTTACCAGATGCTAACAACCCTTTCAAGAACTGGGAAGCTTACCTAGATGCAGTCTTAGCTAAAGCTAAGCTAGTCGCTGGAACTGGCGGTGGTGGCGGATTAGGTGGCGGAGCAGTCGCACAGACCAACGCGGTGCCAGCCGCAGTATTTAACACACTAGGTTCAGCCAATGCCAGCACAAGAACCGCAGAAGAAGCTGCTCGCCTTTATGGTGGCATGGGTCCATCTAAGATTGTGGTTGAGATTGACGGTCAGGCTATTGCTACTGCCGTACAGAATCAAGGGTTATCAGGCAACGGTCCTATTGTAGATAGGTTACTCGGTCAGTTCCGATGAGCCTACCTGCCAATATAGCCGTATCTTTCGACTTCTCAAATTCAGCGACCTTTGGTTTTCCATTTACAATTGGCGATGACAAGTACGGAATTATCGGAGTTAGCCAGCTAGCTGCTTCTACAATTCCTATTCCTATTGTCGATTTAACTCCTAATGTCCGTAACATAACTATTAACCGCGGGCGTAATGTCCTAAGCGATCAGTATGTAGCAGGTACGGCAGTTGTCCGCGTTCTTGACCCTGACGGAGCATGGAACCCGCAAAATACCGCTAGCCCTTATTACCCTTATCTCGTACCACTTCGCAAGCTTCGCATCTCAGCTACAACCGCTACAAAGGATGCTTTCCTCTTTTCAGGTTATACAACAGAATACCGCTACACCTTCCCTCAAGGGCAGGAAGTGGGCTATGTAGATATTTATTGCACAGATGCCTTCAAGCTATTTAACCTAGCTCAGGTGCAAACCGTAGCCGACTCAGGAGCAGGACAGAGCACAGGCACTCGTATCGGTAAGATATTAGATCAGATAAGCTTCCCAACCAATATGAGAACGGTAGCCACAGGCGAGAGCCTATGCCAAGCCGACCCAGCTACCCTTCGCACCGCTCTAGGAGCTCTCAAGAATGTAGAATTCAGCGAGCAGGGCGCGTTCTATATCGATGGCTCTGGTACTGCCGTATTTAAGTCACGCAATCAGGTCGTGTCATCTATCTCTGGCACTCCTATCGAGTTCAACCAGACCACAGGCATACCGTATAAAAATCTTGTGTACGCCTTTAACGACCAGCTTATTATCAATCAAGCCAGCATTACCCGCGTAGGCGGTACGGCTCAGTTTGCTCAGAACGCTACCAGCGTAGAGCGCTATTTCCCACACCAGTATTCAGTCAATGATCTAGTAGTAGATACAGATGCCAGCGCCTTGAACATCGCCCGCACCTATGTAGCCACCAGAGCTGAAACGACCATCCGTATCGATGCCATGACTGTTGATCTATTAGACCCAGCCGTGCCAACCAACACGATGATAGCCTTAGACTACTTTCAGAATGTCCGTATTACCAATACAACCAACGATGGCTCTACTATCGTTAAAACTTTACAGGTGCAGGGCTTGACGTGGAATATCAGCCCTAACGCTATGGATGTGACCGTAACAACACTCGAACCCATAACCGATGGATTCGTTATAGGAAGCGCAGAACGCGGTATAATTGGCGTTAGCGCGATGACTTACTAGGAGATATAAATGGCAACAGGCTTCCCAGCGGTAACAGGTGACATTCTCACCGCGGCTAGTTACAACGGACTGGTTAATTTTACACTTAACGACCAGACAGGCACTACCTACACTCCTGTATTGACAGACCAATATCAAGTCCTAGTCACACGATCTAATGCATCAGCTTCAACTCTTACTATTCCAACCAACGCATCAGTAGCCTTCCCAGTAGGCACAGTTATCACAGTCCTTAACAAAGGTGCAGGAGTCGTTACTATCTCTGGCGCTGGTGGCGTAACAGTCCTATCAGCTGGCGCAGTAGCCGCATCTCCTACTCTTAGCCAGTACAAGTCTTGTGCTCTGATTCAGACATCTGCTAACAACTGGTATGTGGTGGGCGCGATTGCTTAACAACATAGCAGGAATTTTACATCCTGGAATTCCAGATCCTAAAGCAACAGGCGGAACCATCGTTCTTTCTGGTGGCTATTATTATCACACCTTTTTAGGTAATGGCACATTTACTCCAAAGCAATCACTTTCTTGTGAATACCTAGTAATCGCAGGTGGCGGCGGTGGAGCTGGAGATACTGTCGGTAACGGTGGCGGCGGTGGAGCTGGCGGTTATCAGACCGGAAGCTCAACATTATCTGCTACTGGTTATGCCGTAACAGTCGGCGCTGGTGGTTCTGGTGGTTTATCCTCGCAAAGCGGAACACAAGGAATTAACTCATCTTTAGGCTCAGTTTTGATTTCGACTGGCGGCGGTTACGGAACACCTTACGTTGCAGCTGGAACGCCGACTGGTGGCGCTGGTGGTTCTGGTGGTGGTGAAGGTCAAGATTTCGTAGGTACTGGTGGTAATGGTTTAGGAACCGCGGGTCAAGGACAAAACGGTGGTAGTGGTTATGATCCTACTGGCGCCCGCGGTGCAGCTGGCGGTGGCGGAAAAATTCAACAAGGTGGCAACGGTCAAGGTGCGGGCGGTTCTCCTGCTGGCGCAGGCGGTTATGGCGGAGCTGGATCTAATGCTGAAGCTACTTGGGCTAGCGCAACTGGTACTGGAGTATCTGGTTACTACGCAGGCGGCGGTGGCGGTTCAAGCCATACTATCGCAGGTAGTAGCACTAATAACGTAGGCGGAGCAGGCGGCGGAGGTCGCGGAGCTTACCTCAATGTAGCTACTAGAATTAATCCTGTTGCTGGCGCAACCAATACTGGCGGCGGTGGAGGCGGAGCTGGAGAAGGTTCGACATCCGCTAATGGTGGTTCTGGCATAGTTATTGTGAGGTACGTTGCATGAGTCACTGGGCAGAGTTAGATGAATCTAATAAAGTTATTCGTGTTCTCGTAGGTGATAACAACGACCCAGCAGGAGATGAAGGCTATCAATGGCTTTTAGATAATTTGGGTGGAACCTGGATTAAAACTAGCTTTAATTCTTCTATACGTTACAACTTTGCAGGTATTGGATATACATACGATTCAATAGATGATGCCTTTATTCCACCTATGCCAAATTGTAAACACGATGAATTAAATCTAAATGAATTAAAACGCTGGGAGTGTTCAGCCTGTGATGCTATAGCTAAGGAGCTTTACGATGAAGCCAGTTCTGTGTAAAGCAGGGCAACAGTTAAGGGAGCAGTTTGACGATGCCTTCGGAGATCGTGATAGGCGCTCGGATGGATGGGTGTCTGACCAACGTCATCAGCTCCGTGTTAGCGACCACAATCCTGATACAAAGACTGGGATTGTTCGAGCAATCGATGTTGATAGAGATGTCCATAAGGGCGGAAAGCCCGACATCATGCCCGATATTGCTGACCAGATTCGACTCGCTGCAAAAGCTGGCGAAAAACGAGTGTCGTACATCATCTTCAACGGAAGGATTGCTAGCTCTCGCATGGGATGGCGCTGGAGAAAATACAAAGGAAGCAATCCGCACAACGCTCATTGCCACATATCTTTCACTAAGAAGGGCGATACAGATGGTTCGTTCTTTAATATACCGCTACTAGGGGGAACACTATGACTATGAAACATCCAGCAATAGTATCTATCGGAGCTTTCTTAGCCGTATGGGGTACTACATCTAACTTTGCTCTGGACTATCGTTCTATCCTCGGCGCTATCGTTGCAGGTGTATTCGGATATGCGACTCCTAAACGGTGAGTCCACAGGACTGGGCTGCGATTGTAGCCATCTGCGCGACGGTACTGACTGGAACTGCTGCTCTCCTTCGTTTCGTGATATTGCATTACCTACAGGAGCTTAAACCCAATTCAGGCTCATCAATGCGTGATGAAGTTGGGGCGATAAACCACCGCCTAGTGCGTGTCGAAGCCATGTTGGAGTTACTACTTAAGGGAAAATAATGCTATGGCAAGGAAGCGACCAGTAATAGATTTAGATACTTACTCTGCGTTAGATGCTTATGCAATAGCGTTGAATGAATACTATAAGAGCTTAAAGCGTGCTGGCTTTTCTGAGAAGCATATCTTCTGGCTTATCTCTGATCGTGAATCCTTTCCTGATTGGATAATCCCTAACCTACCCAATCGCATCGATAATATCCCCTATGAGGACGATGAGGACTAGATGAAGAAGATAGTTATTATCTCGGATTTACAGGTTCCATTCCATGATGAACACGTTGTCAATAACGTTATCAAGTTCCTCAAGGTATTCAAGCCAGACCAGACAGTAACTATCGGTGATGAGATTGACTTTCAGACTATTAGCAAGTGGTCAGAGGGTACGCCCTTAGCCTATGAGCAGAGCCTAGCGGCAGACCGCGACAAGTGCGTGGACATTCTCTGGGAGCTAGGCGTAACCGACTGCATACGATCCAACCACACAGACCGCCTTTATCATACAATTATGAGGAAAGTGCCTAGCTTCCTATCCTTGCCAGAGCTCAAGTTTGAGAAGTTTATGAAGTTTGATGAGCTTGGTATCAAGTGGCATAAATCGGACATGGCTATTGCCCCTAACTGGATAGCCGTTCATGGCGACCATACCCCAATTAAGCCACAGGGGGGCTTATCAGCCCTTGAGGGGGCTCGTAGGCGGGGTAAGAACGTTATCTCAGGACATACTCACAGAGCAGGGCGTTCGAGCTTTACAGAGGCTTCAGGGGGGCGTGTAGGGCGTATCCTGCATGGCGTAGAGGTTGGGCATCTTATGGATACCACTAAGGCTAGCTACACAAAGGGCGTAATGAATTGGCAGCAAGCCTTTGCCATCATGTACGTCAAGGGTAAGAACGTGCAAGTGGATCTAATCTATATCGAGAAGGATGGAACCTTTACGGTTCAGGGCAAGGTATATGGAAAGCCCCGCAATCGCTAGCCCTTACTTTGAGGATGAAGATGTAGCACAAATCGTTATAAAACCGTTACCTAAATATACTAGACATAGGTTAGCGGTAAGGTAAATTTGCCTATGTAGTCAAGATATGGCTACGGAAAGGGCAATATGACAATAGCTCAACTAATCACGCTGGCAGTATGTGTGCTGGCTTTTGCACTAGGTCGCTACTCTGGCTATCACGATGGCTATGTAAAGGGTCGCAAGGCAGTCCGCCGTCACTACGAGTCACTCCAGCAGGTTGGACGATGAACGCGGGTGATTTCCTTACAGAAGCCAAGGCAATCATTCAAGATCGTGGTATGGACTATGGACATCCATCAGACAATATGGCAAGAACCGCAGCTCTCTGGTCGAGCTACCTTGAGATGCCAATCACGGACTATCAAGTTGCAAACTGTATGGCGCTGGTCAAGCTCGCAAGGAGCATGGAAACAGGCAAGGTCGATAACTACATTGACGGAGCTGCGTACATGGCGATAGCTGGACAACTACACACAGAGGAGAATGAGCTATATGTGTGAGCTAGTTTATGAGGATGAATGTCCTTGCTTTAATTTTGGATCGTGTCCAACTAACGGAAAGCATAAGGGAGAATAATGTTTAAGTGGGATGAATTAGAACCATTAAAAGAGGCTGCTATGGCCCGCGATGCGTTCCTAGAAGTGATCGTGTATCAGAATGAGCAGATTCTTCGAGAGCTTAAATCTATGGGCTGGAAGATGAAGGAAGCGATGGACAAGAATGGGATTTAATCTAGATGATTATGAAACGGTCGAAGAAAGACTGGTCAAATTCTGGAAAGACCATGAGTCTGGTCGCATTATCACTACACTCATCTCTGGAACAAGCTCGCAATTTATCGTTAGGGCTGAACTGTATAAGGACGGAAGCGAGCTTATATGGGCTACTGGCCTTGCCGAAGAAACGGTACAAGGTAGAGGCGTTAATAGTACGAGTGCGCTTGAGAATTGTGAAACATCTGCTATTGGTCGCGCTTTGGCTAACGCGGGATATGCGACTAAGGGCAAGCGAGCTAGTCGGGAAGAAATGACTAAGGTAAAGGCTAAGAATGATAATTCAGAGTTAATAGCTGAAACCAAAGCTCGCCTAGCTGAAACTGCTAAAGAGTATGTGCCGGTAGCCAAGGAAGATGATCCGTGGACGATTCGAGATGCCAAGCCAGCCAGTACGGTGGATGAGGCCGTAGCGATGGTCAAGGATATTATCGGTGGTCAGACAGAGCGAGATATCCCTAATTGCAAGTGCGGTAAGCCTATGGCCTGGAAAACTGGCGTAGGCAAGAATAACAAGCCGTGGGGTCATTTTAAGTGCTCTATCTGGACAAAGACTACCGGCGCTGGTTGCGATGTAATTACCTGGTACGAAATCGATGCTAGTGGTGCATGGAGCCCACAGAAGGTGAAGTGGTGATATGGGTAGCTTAGAGTTTATGAATCAGGATGGCGAT